ACCATGAGATGTGATGGTGCCAACATTCTGGGCGTAGAAATTAAACACACTAGTGGTGCCAACAGTTATTTGCTGTTTGGTAACTACACACAGGAAGTGCGNAACTTACAAGGTTTCAAACTAGACCTGTGTGTGTTTGATGAACAACCACCAGACCCAATCTTTTCAGAACTGGTCACACGTACTGCCACCACCCAAGGACAGGTGCTTTGTTCGTTCACACCCTTGAAAGGTCTTAATGGATTGGTATCAAAGTTTTGGTATGAAGAAGAAGGATATGAACATGTCCGCGTTACTTGGGACGATGTTCCAGAACAGGACCCATGGGGTGAACCATTCTTGTTGTTTGAAACACGCAGACAATTAGAGCGTGATTACTTGCCACATGAGCGTGAAGCCCGTATTGCTGGTATTCCAGTTATGGGTCAAGGTGCAGTATTCCAAATACGCAACTGGCCCACATACAAGACTGGTGACTTTGACTTTAAGAGCATGAACAACATTGAACGGGTTATAGCCCTAGATTTAGGTCTGGTGCGTGATAAAACTGTTATCTCATTAATGTATTACAATCCCCGTGAACAGGAAATGTGGTTGCACAGTCAGATCTGTGTCAAAGGCACAGAAGAAGCCGCACCTGTTAATTGGATACAACACCTAATGCGTCCAGAAGTATTTGGCACACCTATTGTATTACCCAGTGATGCTAATACTGCGGGCCGTTATACCATGTCAGCGTTATCACTTAGACAACTGTTTGAAGAATACAATCTTAATGTTATACAACATCCTGCAATGAACCCACCTGACTCAGAAGGTAAGGTAACTAATCACAAATCATTTGGTGTCAATACCATGCGCCAGATGTTAGAATTAGGCACACTGCACATCAATGAAAACTGCGTAGAATTCTTACGTGAAGCCAAGAATTATTTTGTGGATGAAAAAGGTCGCTTTAGTGATCCAGACGACTGTATTGACTCCGCCCGCTATGCTGTGCTGGCCTGTCTTAACAAGTGGTCAGAGCCTTACGACAATAAGAGTCCTCAACAACGCATGGCTGAATTTAGAATGATCAGTGAAAGCATTCGTGCCCGTAAAGAAGTTAACATGCCAGGATGGAAGAAGCCATTGGAAATACGCTGAGGTGTGTTATCTATGCCTAAACTGAAAAATATATAAATAAAAGAAACCATTTAGGAATACCAATAATGTTTGATAAAAGTCATTTCGTTACTACAGAATTATATAACCCATCAGGACGCATGGAGCGTTTTATCCGCTTAAAGGGATTACTTGATACTAAGTGTGCGGCCAACCTACGCTTGCTGGCCACAAAGAACAATATTAATAGGAGCAGTGACTACCACTATTTGAACTTGGCAGTTACACAATCAACAGAACCCGTTAACGGAATTGACTATATTCACCCTGTGGTAAAGCCAGGTGTTGATTATTCAACTGCTGTTATTTCAAAAGGTCTAATGCAGAATGGTGAGATCAACTTTGAGTTTGTGCCAGACAATGAAGATGACACTGATGCCGCTCGTCAAGCAACTGAGATGGTACACAAGTTGGTAAATCAAAACAATGATCCACACTTTATTCTACAGCACTGGATCATGGACGCACTGCTTCACAAGAATGGCGAAATGATGATCAGTCCAGATCGTGAAATGGTCACACGCTATGTCAAGACCAAAGGCACAGCAGATCAACTACAGGCATTTGAAGCACAGGCTGCAAACGCTGGACTAACTGTACTACGCACCAATAAACGTAAAAGCACAGTTAATCTAGAACAGGTCATGAAAGAAACACAACAGTGGCATCAAGAAGCCACTGATGAACGCAAGCAATACATCAAAGACAGCATCATTGAAAAGATGAAATTGGCCAGTGAAGGTGATGAAGCCGCACTTACAGACAACCTATTAACACCAGAACAAGACATTCCCAACACTGATGCAGATGCAGAATTACAAAGAGCCATTGGCCGTAACACAGTTTATGATGCAGAATACAAACTAACTGGCTACAACTTAAACATCAAATTCCGTCCAATCGCACAACACTATTGGATGTGTAACCCTACCATTATCAACATACAAGAACAGGATTTCTGTGGATTCTACGATCCAATGTCAATACAAGAAGCCACTGAACGTTATGCTGATTTGGATCTTGAGAAGTTCATGGAGTTCGCAGAGTATTCTAATGTTGGCGCATATCAGGCTGGATCTCTTCTCAATAACCTTGCTCTACACGCACGTGATTCAGTTCCAATTAATGGACTGCCCAGCACAGGTTATGCGGCTCAGGATCCTACAGCCCGCCAAGTTACAGTTCTAACAGTATGGAACCGTTTTGACATTGATGGTGACGGAGAATTAGAACTTATTGAAATCATCTACTCAGGGCAATATATTATATCAGCCCGTGAAGTAGAGTTTATCCCAGTGGCCAACATGTGCCCACGTCCACTAGCACAAAACTTCTACGGTATGAGTTTGGCTGAATCGCTAGTTCCTGCACAGGAATATATGACCAGTGCTCATAGAGCAGAGATTCAATTAGGCCTGCTGACAGCCACTCCACGTATTGGTGTTAAACCAGATCGCGTAGACTTTGAAATGATACAGGATGGTGAAGCCGCTATCTTTATTTTAGACAGCAAGTTTGATCCAGCCACAGACGTTTACCCAATGCCACCTCCAAGTGGCAACCTAAGTTTTATTGAAGTTGCCATGACACGCTTACAACAGGACGTTATGGCCATGGTTGGTATGACCACACCAACAGATGTGTTTACTCCAGAAATTATGAGTCCAGGTAATTCAGGTGCCAAACTACAGTTGGCCATGGGACCTAATCAACTTATACAGGACAACATTATCAAGAACTGTGCTCAAGGACTTGAAGATGCTTTATGGTTAGTATGGCGCACACTGGTTCAATACTCAGATGACTATGGTGTTAAGAAATTGGCACAACAATATAATCCCAATAAAGAACCTGTGTTCTTAGATGGTGAACGCTTTGACAACATGGATTTCTGTGAACGTAAGATCATACACATTGATCTAGCCGTAGGTATGGCCAGTGAAGAAAACAGCCTACAACGCATACAGGCAATTAAACAAGCACAAACAGCATTGACACAAGAAGTAGCACAGGCAGTACAGATGAATGCCATTACTCCAGAGTCATTTAAGAAGATGCGCAGACCTTACGAAGACATGATGTATGTTTTGGGCGTTAAGGATGCCAACATGTACTTGCTAACTGAAGAAGAAGTTATGAAGATGGTACAACAAGTACAACAGGCTGCAGGACAGAAACAACCTAGTCCAGATGAACTTAAGACACAAGCACAAACAGAACTGGACAAGGCCAAGACACAGGAAATTATTGCCAAGATACAAGGACAGCATCCTGACGTGGCTAGCCAAATGGCCAAAACCAATAGTCAGACTGCCAAGGATCAAGCCATTGCCAACAAGACCAATAGTGATGTGGCAGGTACCAGTGCTGATCGCCAACTAGAAGCCATTGCCCTACTAAAGCAACATAAGGCAACAAACTATTAACCCTTTTAAGGTATTGAAATGATAATTGATGATGAATTGACACAGGCTTTTAACGCCAAACCTAGAATTGATATAAATAAAATTAAGACGATGTCACCAGGACAACTGGATGCTATCAAAGTTTATGGAAGTGGAGCAGAGAACCTGCTGGCAAATAGAGATTTCGCTCTGTTTGTACATCACTTTAAATTTGACATAGCAGATGAACTTAGTGGCATCAACGGACACACGCCAGATGACAATTGTAAGCGAGTAGCACTTGCCCATATGATCGCTGGTGTTGACAAGTTTGTAGCCAGTCTCCAAAGGGCTGTGTATTATAAAAATCGTGCGGTAAGCATTCAAAACGCCCCCACAGAAAAGTAAGGAAAATTTAAATGACTACAGAAACAGTAGTGAACACGCCTAATGTCGCAGACACGGCCCCTGTTCAAAATGCAGTTCCTTCGTTGGANTCAATTGCCCANAAAATGGCCGCCATGCGTAACCAAGTTCCNGCAACTAACGAAACTGAGACAGGTTCTTCAGCGACGGCAAAGTCTGAAGCCCCTGTGGTGCCAGAGGGTGTGGAAAACGATACCCAAAGCGTAGAGCCAGAAGTTGAACTATCTAATACTGAAGATGGTGCAGCCGCTCAAGATGATGCTGAAGCCCCTGCAGAGGTAAGCCCAGAAGATTCTTCTAGCCAAGAGATCATTGATTTCTTAGAGTTTGCAGATGATAATCCAAATGCAAAATTTAAGTTTATGCGTAATGGCAAAGAAATGGTTATTGATGCTAAACGAGCAGCCGCTATCCTAGGACAAGGTGGAGCAATACATGAAGA